ACGCTCAATCGATGTAATCTTTCTTAGTGGAACATCCCCACTTCTATCCCATTCCTGAGAATTAACAGTAAAAGCAAAAGACATCTTATCTAAGAGTCCATTTTGAACCATTTTGTAGATGTCTTTATTTGTTTGTGTATCAAGTAACTCGGCTCTTATTTTTAAGCCTTTATCATCAATTTCTAGCTTAAGCGAGCCGTTTTTAGTTCTAGCAATCACAAGAAAGTTATCCATGTGATTATATTTAAGAGGTACATCTTTCATTGAGGTATTAGTTAAAGCGCTTGGCATAATCATTTCTCTAAAGCCTCGCTTTGCATCCCCTATTAAAGTTTCCTCATTAAATACAATCGCATAACCTTCAAGTATCATTTTGTTTTCATCATTACTTGTTAAGTTTAAAGTCGCTGTTCTTGTTTCCTTTATCATCTAAGTTCTCCTCCTTTTCTTCTTCACCAATTTGATATTTATTTGCTTTATCGCTATCGACAAAATTAAGAGATTGAAGTCTCTTGTTTCCTCCTTCTATCGGCTCAAGTCCAAGTAGTCCTCTACATTCATTTATCGACATAAGTCCAAGTGACATGAGCTTCTCAATTGCCGATACCTTAGTAGTCCAACTTGCATACTGAAGTCTTTCACTATAAAAGATTATTTCAGTTCCATTTTTAAGTTCGTTATCCGTTAAAAGTCCTAAAGAAAAAGCCTCGCTAAGTTGAATAGCAAGAGGCTCAATTGTCGTTTCATAAAACGCATTAAATTCATTCTCGTTATAGGAATTGCTAAAGACTGGAAGGCTTACTCCAAAGTAGTCAAGAATCTTAGATTGAATGAAGTTAAGTGTGTCTTTATCAACAAGTTTAGGATCTAAAGAAATAGGAACATACTCGCTTTTTAAATCCATGGGCACAATTGAAGATTTATTTTTTGATGAACCTTCAAGTGCTCTATTAAATGACTCAACAGCTTTGTTCCTATCTTCTTCTTTTAAAAGACCATTTAGTTTTAAGATACCTTTAATTTGAAACGAACTAAAGACTGCCTTTTCTACTCCTTGAAGTAAGGCATCATTTATTCCTAGTGTTTTAAGTAAGGCTTCATGGCTAGATTTACTTCCACTTCCTCCAAAGATGTCGTTACCTGTATAGAATCTTCTTAAATGAATCACGTTTTCTTTAGGAAGAATAAATGACTCACCACTTTCAAAGTAGAACTTCAAATAATAGGTTTCAGACTTATCTACTATTGGCTCTACTATGATTGGATTAAGTGGATATAAAGCTTTAAGCTCTAATGTATCTTTATCATAAAGTGGATAGACAAAAGCATTATCATTAAGTAAAAGTAATGAAACCACCTTATAGATAAACTGGTAAGGCGTCATGTATTCATTTGGCTTAGACTTCAATAAAAAAGAGAGGTTTTTGTTCCTCTCCGTAATAATTCCATCTTCACTTCTTTTAATACATCTGCCTTTAAGTTTGGCACATTGGCTTGCTATCCTATCAATACATATTAGAACAACATCTGAATTTGTTATCTTCTCTCCAAATGGTGTTAAAGGAAGAGCGATATCATTAATCAAACCTATAGCATTAAAATTTTCTGATTTCTTCTTTTTTCTTTTAAAAATCACACTAAAACTCCTCCTTTTTCTAAAATTTAAGTAAAAGAAAAGGACTCGATTATGAGCCCTCAAAGACATAAATCTTTCAATTAGTAACGATTCAAAACTTTGACTTCATCAATCACGGTCTTAACTTGGTTCAAATCCTTTAGTGGATAAACCGTGTAGTTTTCATCAAACGTTCTAACCGTCAACCTTCCAGCAGTCCAATTGCCATGAGTCTTGATTTCCAATGAAGTGATCTTTTGGAAAGGTATTTCTTTCGTTCCTTTCAATGTTCTAATTCTGATTCCGTAATCGTTATATTCGACAAGAACAGCGTTGTTAGGGAATATTGACTGAATGAGCATGTAGATAATGCTTAAGGCAACCATCCCCAATAATGCATTATAGAAGATGATAGCCCACAATGCTGTGTCGGTTCCTTCAAGTAAAATGTTGAATGCTGCTATCGCTCCTCCAACAATCAAGAGCATAACAACATAAATGATAATGAAGCCATAGTGCTTGAAACCAATAGGCTTGTACTCCTTGTTCTTCTCGTTTTCGTTTACATCTAATAAATTGTTCATACTAATTTTAAATTCCTTTGAAATTAAACGAAGAACATCTAAGGAAGGATAACTTATTCCTCTTTCCCATTTAGATATGGCTTGTCTAGTAACAAATATCTTTTCTGCCATTTCATCTTGGGTAAGGTTATTTTCTTCTCTTATCTTAATAATTTTTTCGCTTAAATTCATCGAACTAACCTCCTTACAATTCAATATTAGATTCAATCATATGTAAAATCACGCAACTAGTGGTTTCCTTTGACTTTATTGTAAATTTTACCATAAAACCTCGATATTTTCTTACTATTTCACAACACTTTCATAATCTAACTTATATCTAGTAAGCGTTGCATAAGCAATAATTGTTGCTACTGTCCCATCAATTCTTTTTAGTCTTGAGTTTAGTTTTGATGGTTGAATATTACCGTTAACATCAACCTTAGCCTGCGTGTTAGCTAAACACCACTTGATGATTGGATTGTTGTTATAGTTTAAAGCATGGTTTCTTAAGTCAGCTTCAAGCTGTTTCATAGGTTCAGATAACGTATAAACGCCTTGCCTTATCTTCTCCATTTCAAAGCCAATATCCTCCATTTCTTTAACCCAATATTGTGAGTTCCATGGATCGTAACCAACCCAAAGTGGTCTAATATCATATTTATCAATCATCGATCTAAACCACTGAGTGACTAAACTAAAATCATTTTGAGAGCCATCAGTTAAAGTGATATACCCTTTTTCAACCCAGATATCATAAGGAACACTATCTTCTTGAATTCTCTCTTTTAAAACATCGCTAGGCATAAAGAAATGAGAGATTAAATATTTCTTACCTTCCTTTTCAACATAAAGAACTACACAAGTAAGGTCGGTAGTTGAAGATAGGTCAACTCCACCAATAGCATAACTTCCTCTTAAATCATCAATCTTAAATGTATCTTTATTTTCAATATCTTTAAAGTTAAGCCATGAGCCATCTTCAGTTTGCTTGATATTAAAGTCTTTACAAAGCATTGTAACTCTAGTCGCTAAATCATTTTTAGATTTATTCATCAAGTCCTCTAAATAGCTAACTTGTTTAATCTCACCTAGACTAGGATTAGACTTTATCCAGGTTTTAGGATCATTAAATATCTCTTCTTGTGAGTCCTGGGTATAAAGCCAAGGAAGTACACGTTCATCTTCTATCTCACCTTTTATAATCTTTCTAGCATATTCAAGTTTACTATCTAGAAAACCTCCTACTGTCACACCTTCAGTTGTAATGATAAAGATAAGTGGTTCTTTCTTTGTTGATTGAGATTGTTTAATTGCATCATAGACTTTACTATCAGTCATTTCATGAACTTCATCGATACAGCCAACTTCTATGTTATAACCATCCTTATTTTTCGATTGAGCAGACATCTTTTTAATCTTAGATTTATTAAGCGAGTTTCTCTTATCATTTTTCTTTCCAAACTTAATACAGAAGATATTTTTACTAGTTCTTTTTTCTAAAGTTGGACTAGCTTCCCTCATGTTGTTTATTTCATCAAATAAGATGTTTGCTTGTTCACTAGTATTTGATGCACAAATAATATCAACACCTTTTGATAGAAAGAACTCAGCTAGATCAATGCCTGCAATAAAGGTTGTCTTGCCATTCTTTCTAGCAATAAGAAGAATGACCTCATTAAATCTTCTAAGTTTAGTGTCACTCATCTTAAAACCATAGCTAACTTGAAGAAAAGCCTTCTCCCATAAGGTGAGCTTAAAAGGAAGTCCAGTAAAGGGAGATTTAGTGTGTTTACAAAAGGTCTCGATAAAATCTATACGAATAGAACCTGGTTTTAAATCAAAGAAATTTGTAGGATTTGCATGGTCTTTATATAAATTATTAAGAGTTTTCATTAACTCTTTACCAGCTAAGATCTCTCCACTTTTAACTTTCTTGTAATACTCTAAAAAGTAATTATTCATCTTTCTTCAATGGCTTTCTTCATAAATTCATCAAAGGCATCATCTTCTTCACTGATATCAGTATCTAGTATCGAATTTAAAGTTTTAATGATTCCTTGATAGACACTTAACATTGATAGATAGGACTTTAAATTGGGATTAGTTCTCGTTGTTCCTTTATTTGAAACTTGAACAGTCCCTTGTTTCTTGATCGTCTTTTCTAGTCCTCTAAGTTCAACAGTAAGAAATGCTACCTTTTTTAGAAGTTCATCAACTAAAGGAAGCTTATCTTCATTACCATTTAAAAAGAGGCCTTTTAGCCTCTCATACTCTTTAAAAACACATGTATTAGTTTCATTATTATTCATTTAATTTAACTCCTTTCAAAAGCCTAGTAGGAAT